TTTCAAATAAGACTAAAATTGAACCTTCAAGTTTGCATGGAGCTTTTGAAGTGAAGAAAGGGCCTGCGGTTCTAGGAGCTGATCCAAGATGTTTAGTGCCTGGTAGTGTTCTCGAAAGAGGACTTGCTAAGATGCGAAAGGATATTCATCAAATTCCTGGCGTATATGCATTACAAATTGTTGAACACTTGAGCAAGAAGTATCGAAAATATGCTTTTGATGATCCAATGTTTATTGGTGAAATTGATATGGATTTGAATCTTAATGCTCGTGATGGCAAAGATGGTATTGAACATTTGAATTGGCTCTCTTCCGATGGTGAGCCATATGTTTCATCAAGATCACCACCTCTTTTTGAACTAGTAGCAGGTAGTGCACATCGACGAAAATTAACTGCTTTTGGTGAATCAGAATATCAGCGAGTAAAAAACCAATTACAGGGTTTTCAAGCAATTGATGTCCCCTATTGTGTTTATTTAAAAGATGAACGACGTACATTGGAGAAAATTGCTGCTGGAAAAACAAGAACATTCATGGGTGGCAACAAAATCGCAACGATTATAAACCGTGAATATTTCTTAGATTTTGTTGCTTTTCTACATCGTACGGCACCGCAACACTCTTGCGCTGTGGGTACAAATGCGCATGGCTATGATTGGACGAGAATGGCCGTGCGGCTCAATCAAGTAGGAGGAATGGGATTTGCCGCTGATTATAGTGATTATGATGGCTCACTATACCCATGCTTCTTTGATATATTGGTGCAAATCATCAATAATTTCTACCAAGATGATAATGATGAAATCCGGATTAAATTGATGAGTGAAATATGTATGTCCCAAGTTTATGTTGTCAATGGAGTTTTCCGAAAAACACATGGTTTACCATCTGGTGTATTTGGAACTGCTGAATTTAATAGCATCATTAATGAGATCATTTTTTGTTATGCTTATTTGGCAATTTGTAAGAAGTACAATTTGAATTTCACACTTAATGAGTATGAGACTCATGTACGTTCATATTTCTTCGGAGATGATAACATACATTGTGTGAGTGAAGAAATGGCTCCATTCTTCAACATTCGAACAGTAGCCACTGTCCTCAAAGAAATTGGTATTGTGCTAACAACTGAGAACAAAAAGGAAGTTGAAACAACACAAACAATACCTGGATTGGGATTGCTCATGAATGACGGTTGGTATTTGCCACTTAATAAATTGAGTTTTCTGAAACGTGGATTTAAGCTTGTGGG